ACACTATGGTCTTGGTCCATTATAATTTATAGTTATTTAATAATGGTTTGGATATATGATGATCCTCCGTTTACAAAACGGGAAAAAAACGCATATCGAGATTTACGAAAAAAACTTAAAGATAAGAAATTTGTAGATTATTTAATTAAAATAATTAGCTTGTATATTTATTTGAAACGCATTAATCCAACTAGCACAAAACAGATACAAGAGTCTGCTTATTTTGATAAAAACAAGAAAACTCCAATTTTTGACGAGAAGAGCGCAATAAAGATACTACGAGCTTTAAAACAAAAAGGTGGCGATTCTAAGTATCCATACACAGATGTAGCAATAAAAGGTATTCTACGAGATTATACTCCTTCTGTTATTGGAGATCCAGTTAGAACAGTTTTTGGTGCGGTTAATCAAACTGTAGATACACTAAAAAATAATATACCATTTGCAGATCTTGTACTAGAAGCTTTTCATGGAACTACTGAACTTGGAGTTACAACTGCAAATGACTTAGGAGAAGCTGTAGCTGGTCCGATTGGAGCAGCAGTTGTCGCCCCATTTACTGCAGTGGCTGCTGGACTAGCATCCTCTCTTTCAGCTGTTGAAGGCGATCTTGGGGGATCAGTTGCTCATTTAGCAAATTGGATTCCTGTCATAGGTATTATTTTTAACAAAGCAATAGTTCAAGGTGAACGTATGGCTAAAGTTTTAAAAGATCATGAAATAGTAGCATCATATATTCCATATATGGCTGAATATCATAATACGTTAGATATTCAACCTGTAGGCGGAAAGAGACTTTCAACAATCAAGCATAAAATAAACAAATGGCGCAAGAAGACGCTACGCAAAAAATAAAGGATACATTGAAGGAATGGATCTCACTTGATGATGAAGAGCGTCAACTTCGTGCTCAAATCAGAGAAATCAAAAATAAGAAAACAGTTAATTCTGGTAAAATTCTAGAATTTATGCGGGATAATCAGGTAGACAACTTTGCTCTTGAAGGGTCGGGTGTTGGTAACATTTCTAGAAGTGTACGTACATCACGTCCACCTTTACGGCGTAGTTTAATCCGTACTCAACTTCTTCTACAGTTTTCTGATCAGCCACATCGTGTTTCCGAAGTACTTCGTGCCATTGAAGGTATTCCAGAAGGAGTAGAAGATATGTCAGTAGGTGGCACTCAGAAAGAGCTACTTATTAGACGTATTCCTAAAGAGAAGAAAGTTGTTGGAATTACTATGTAAGTCTGATTAACGCATTCTTAGCAGCCAGTTGTTCTGCTTGTTTCTTAGTTATCGCACTACCAATACCCAAATGACTTCCTCGTTCATCTACAGCAGCCATGGTATACATGTTTGCTGCAGAGGATAGCATAGAATATTTTGGGGTAAAGTGAAACTTAGCTTGATAGAACTTCTGAAATTGTTCCTTAAAGTTTCTGTTATTCATTAAAAGTTTCGGGATGTTAATATAGCTTTCAATAAGTGACACAATAAACGACGATACTATTTGAAAGTTATTATCACAGTCTGTCCAAAGTGCTCCAATAAATGCTTCTAAAATATCACCTAACTTCTTAACATTGAGTCTTCCATTACATACATCTTCATTGTGCCTCGAAATAATATAGAACTGATTTAGTCCAATTTTCAAACTTAGACTCCCTAGCATGTCGTTGCATACAATATCCTTTTTCAGATCAGTAAGAAATCCTTCGTTTTCTTGAGGAAATCTCTTAAGAAGATATGTTGATACAGTTGCTCCTAATATTGAATCCCCTAGATGTTCAAGAGTTTCATATGATTGGTCGAATAGTTCTAGAGCATTATTTGGCTTTGGGGCCAGTGTTGTAATTTCTCCAGTTGGCGTTGTATATTCAAGTCTCTTTACGTAAGAAGAATGTACCATTGCCGTTTGAAACAATCCTTGCTTACGAATTATAAATGTACAGTTATGTTTTAAAAGAATCGCTTGTATATCCGTATTGGTAAACAAGCGGTTTTTTGAGTTGTATGGATTGTATAAGATTAACGAACTCATTTTTTCTTATATGTCTTTTTGCTTCTTCTGGTTCGTTTTTTACCTCCTACATTCGGACGAGGTTTCAAAGTATCACGTACAACTTCGTCTAGTTTTTGCCAATGCTCTAAAAATAGCCCAGCTTCTGGCTCCTGCATTTTAAGAAGAGCGGCTCTTAGGTTTGACGCGATCATATCCTCATTCTGTTCAATAAGCCCAGGTAGCTTCTCAACTACTGCCTTCTTAGCTGCGTCTTTTGCTGCTTGTAGAAAGCTTTCCATTATTTCTATGTCTGAAAGTTTTACCACCTCTCTTTGCCTTTTTAGGTGAACGAATATCTGATAAATCTTCTCCCTTCTCAATCTTCTGTAATATTTCTTTAAAATCATCATTCATTTTTGTGGAATCGACACAACTGCCGAATCCAATCATTATAATCGTTCCACCCATACCCTTCTCACGAATATATGTAATAATATTTTCCATCTTTTCAGTTCTTATGTATGCCATCCGTTCTTGTAGCCAAACATCGTATCCCTTCGTGGAAATTAGTGCTTGAACAGTAGATGTACCTTCGTACTTATAAGTCTTAAATATATCGCTTAGGACTTTTGTTGTTTGATTAACACCAAAATCCCATCTTGGAAGATTCGTTGCCTTTTCAATTTTTGTAACTAAAAACGAGTTGTCAGCTTTTACATAATTACAACATCTATGAGCCCAAGCATATTCTTTACGCAATATATCCATCTGCTCTGGAGTGTGCTTTCCTTTGTCTGCTGCTCGATATAGATCTAAGAAGAAGATTGCTTGAATAATTGGTAATATGTGTTCACATGTTGCTTGTAGCCCTTCTATTTTATCATCAAAATCGAAACCACAAATATAACACTTGTCAATATCTCTCACTTTACCAATTGTATTGTTACACTGAGTTTCGATTGCACCTGGTTCATAAATATCTCTACAATTCTTTTTTAATACCTCTGTCCATACAGTTACAGCTTTTTCCGGAAATAGTGCTCTCATGAATTCAGATGCCATTTTTGGCTGACACACATCTAAGTTTTTTAGATAAGGATCTAGTTCGTCGTATGTTTTTCCCTCAAATTGTTTACTCGTATTAATATCAGCCAAGCGAGCAGAACGTTCGGCTTTAGCTGCCGACTTGAGTGTTTTTACGTATCGGTTATATTCTCCGACAGATTGAAAAGGAGACTCAGATGCTTCTGCTGCTTTTTTTGATGGAGTTCTAGATCTAGGTACCACATCTTCACGTCCTCGTTTTGCGCCTCCTTCTATCTCATCAAGTTCAACTTCAGGAATAATTCCATAACGTGCAAAAAGATTTGCATTTTCTATAACTTTTTCAATTGTAGTGTTTTCAAATGTTTTTTCTAGTGTTTCGTCTGTTACACTTAGATTATTCAAATTTAGAATTGTTAGAGCAGCTGCTTCAAGTGAGTTAATATCATCTTGTTTCATTAAAACTAATGTCATAACCGCATCAAGATCTGCATAGTCTAGCTCCATTGATAATTATCTATACTAAATTATCTCCTTTAACAACACGTGTAAACTCAAAGTCTTTTGCGATTAGTCCTCGCTTACGCTGCCGAATAATATAATCTAGACAATCTTTTTCATTGGGATGTGTTGTACTTTGAAAGTATCCTCCAACTAATAGTTCTAGATCTTTCCTTGACAGACTCCATGCTTTTGTATAAGTTTCCGGTCGTTGGATTTTAATACACGAGCCATCATCATCGATCTTAAGTTTATCAACTGAGTTAAACTGGGGAAGCTTAATGAGATCACACATTTCCATCTCTACCATCTTTCGAGCTTCACGCTTCTCGTATACACTCTTATTAAGAAGACGGATTTCATCATCAACGTCACGGTATTGCTTTACACATCGCTTTAGATCATTGATTGCTTCGCTTGACATTTTGATTAGTATAGTCTTAGTTTACAAATAACATAATCCGTTTTCAAGATAATGGATGAGGAAGAAGTTGAAAACCTTAGGAAGGTGTATAATCAAGAACATCCTTCAGAAAAACCGATTAAGTCTGGCACGCTTAAACAAGTATGGCATGATATTCGCAGTAGATTGCATGAAAAGTGTTCAACTGGAACAGCTGAATGTATAGCTGCACATATGCTTAGAAAGCAAAAAGCTCCTGATAGTTGGACAAAAAATCCAGAAGAATGGCTTTCTTCGTTAGACATTGATGCAGTCGAAAAGGAATTCATGCATACATTTGCTAGATACACTTATCTTGGAACAATACCAATTGATTTTGATAAACAAACTAGCACAGGAAAGTGCCTTGTAGATGCACTGTGTTCTATTAAGTTGAAAGATTTATATGATAAAGGAACTAGGCGTGTTGGCATTGTTTTTAATACAGACGTTAGCACAGGTCCTGGGCAACATTGGTTTGCGGTTTTTGTAGACCTAAGTCCTAAGTATGAATATGCTCGCATGACATATTTTGACTCGTATGCTAAGAAACCCGAGAAAGAAATTGTTCGTCTTATGGAACGATGGAAGCAAGAATGGGACTCTACAGGAATACACTCTAAACCAATGGAATTAACATATAATACTACTCATCATCAATATGAAAATTCAGAATGTGGCATGTACTGTTTGTATTATCATTTTTGCTGCCTAGCGGGTGTTCCAATGGAAAAGAAAGTTCCAGATGCTGTAGTGAGAAGTTTTCGCGGCGTGCTATATAGTATTGGTAAGAAGTAATGGATTGGATAAAACAAAATATTCCACCTAGTGTCCAATATGGTATTTTAGCAGTAGGTATCATTGCTATTGGATATTTCTTGTGGTTATCACTTACACCATCAGATACACAAGCTCTCACAAAAGCTAAACCTATCTTTTCTACCTATTCTAAGGTTACAAAGCTAGCACCTTTAGGTTGTCCCCAACCACAACAATATCGCTTGTCTGATTTTTATGTTGCTTCATCATCATATTCGGTATTTCCCGCAGCTGAAGTATATGATTATGTCAGTGATAGCATTCTACCGCTTGCGATCAAAGCTGGTGTGAGATTGGTAGAGCTTGATATATATTCAGATGTAAACGATAAGCCTGTTGTCGGTCTTAAGAATCAAAAACTTGGAGTAGATTACGCATACAATACAGTTTCATTAGATGCATGTTGCGTATCAATTGCAAACAATGCGTTTAACAGTATTAACTCCCCTGTATCATCAGATCCATTTGTCTTAAGTATGGTTTTTCACACTAATAAAACAAAAACAATTAATGCTGCTGCAGAGATATTAAAGACCACATGTAGATCACATATGTTAGATTCAACGTACAGTTATCAGCGTAAAAACTTAGCAGTAGAACCTATATGCAATCTTCAAAGTAAGCTTATCATAGTCTCAGGTGATGCAATGAAGGGTACACTTATGGAAGAGCTGGTAAACTTATCGTGGTCAACGTCACATCTTCGCAGAATGACCTATACTCAAGCATCACAGCCACATGATCAAGATGAGCTCATTAACTATAATCGCAATAACATTACTATGGTTGTACCTGATATTGGTGAAGATTTGGTAAACAATAATCCTCAAATATTATTTACGTTTGGTTGTCAGTGGATTATGATGAACTATGGGTCAATTGATAATATGATGGAGCTATATATTGGAGAATTTCAAGAGAATAGTATAGTGTTAAAACCGGCAGCACTTCGACCCCTCAAACCAAAGAAATACAAGAAGCCTACAATGCCTGATCCCGCTGTATCATTTCAACCTATGAAACATACATCCCCAATCTATACGGCTACAGTATGATAAAATGTTTACGTTAAAACAAAATGAGCAAGTGGTTATCTCATGTTAAGAAGACGATGAAACAGATGAAGAGCGAGAAGGCTTCTCTTGGTAAGAAGTGGTTTTCACACGTTCTTAAAAGTGCAAAAAAGACTTACAAGAAACAAAAGGGGGGAGAGGAGAGCGATGAGGAAAAGCCTGATATCCCCGATATGCCTTTAGAAGGGGGGAAGAAGCGCCGCGGAGGAAAGACCCAACGTCGTCGCAAGTAAGTTAACTGTCTACAAAAAAATTGAGTATAAGTAACATATAAAGACAAATGGGTG